AAGAAGGAAGGAAACAGTCTTGTCTACACATCAGCAGATGGTGAAGTAATCAAACAATTCCGCAAGGCCTGGGAAAAGAATGAGAAGAACGGCCTTGACATTATGATGGATGATATTTCTAAACACGGTGAAAAACCCGCTTCTGGGATAACTACTACAGTTGAACCTGAAACGGAGAATATATAATATATGAAAGAAGATTTAATTGCAGATATCTGGACATTGGTATTAGAACATATTCCAGAAAAACATCGCAAAGATGTTGCCGCAGATTTTGTTAACACATTGATGGATTATGGCATCAAGGAGTCTGTATTAGAAAGTCTGCAAGGAATTGACCCTTACCTCGATGACGCCATTGACTACGTGATCGACGGAGAGGATATTATAGATGAGGAAGATGAATACGAAGACGAGGAATAAATGAATTGGTACGATAAGGTTAGTAAAGACATTTCCTATATTCCTGATGCTGTGGCTTATTATGAAGCTGAGTTAATTGAAGCAAAACAAGATGTCCGCATTGTAGGAAACATTGAAAAGGCAAGTTCGTTGATGCCTGGAATTGTAGAGGAACGCTTTAATCAACTTCAAGAAATTGAAGGTATCCTTGAGTACTTAAACATTGAACTTCGTAGACTTCGTAGTCAACACTTTCGTAAATATCTTGAAAACTACCAACGTCAACTAAGCTCTAGAGACTGTGAAAAGTTTGTAGAAGGCGAAGCTGACGTGGTAGATTTCGAAAAAATTATCAATGACTTTGCCCTACTACGCAATAAGTGGTTAGGTATTATCAAAGCACTTGATCAAAAACAATGGCATCTAAGTAACATTGTTAAACTACGTGTATCTGGATTAGAAGACGCCAGTCTTTAATTCTTGCAAAATATACGCAGATAAATATCTGCATGAAAACAATTGTATTAGTAACTGGCGGATTTGACCCTTTACATTCGGGTCACCTCAAATATTTCAGGGAAGCTAAAAAATTAGGTGATATGCTGATTGTTGGCATCAACAGCGATTTTTGGCTAACAAAGAAAAAAGGCAGACCATTTATGCCTGTCTGGGAAAGATATGAAATTATCAACAATTTAAAAATGGTTGATATGACTGTTGTTGTTGCAGATGATCCCGATGGTAGTTGTACTACATTTATCAAAGAAACCCTTGAACTGTTTTCAGATGACAAAATAGTTTTTGCCAACGGTGGTGACAGAACAAAAGAAAATATTCCAGAAATGCAAGTACAAGATCCTCGTTTAAGTTTTGTATTTGGTGTAGGCGGAGAAGATAAAGCCAACAGCTCGAGTTGGATTTTAACAGAATGGAAGGCTCCTAAAACCGAGCGACCTTGGGGCTATTATCGTATATTGCACGAAAACGGTAAACAGGTAAAATTAAAAGAACTTATTGTAGAACCGGGAAAAAGATTATCTATGCAACGACATCAAGACCGAGCAGAGCATTGGTTTGTTGCAGAAGGTACTGCCACAGTCTACACATTAAATGCCAGTACTGACGAAGACCTTCTGGGAGTATTTCAACAATTTCAGCACGTTCACATCAAAAAAACTGATTGGCATCAATTGGTTAATGAAGAAACTTCTCCTCTTAAACTTATTGAAATACAATACGGTGAGAATTGCATAGAAGAAGATATAGAACGAAAATGAAAAATTGGATCTTCTTAAGCAAAGACGGGCAAGATCAATACATTGCTAAACTTGCAGCATCCTGCGGTGGAAAGATTGTGTCAACTGACGATTTTGTCTACAGTGATTCAACTGAACCTATTATACTTCGTGGCATCCTAAAACATAAGATTATGAAACAATGCTGGGATGACGGTAGAAATTTCTTTTATATGGACACAGGGTATTTTGGCAATGATGCAACATCAACAAATCCTAATGGTTGGAAATACTGGCATCGAATAGTAAAAAATGATCTACAACACGGAGAAATAATTCCAAGACCCGATGATAGGTGGAAGAAATTTAACAAGACTATTGAGCCTTGGAAGAAAGACGGAAGAAAAATCATTGTTGCAAAACCAGATGAAAAACCCTGCAAATTTTATGGCATTGATCTTGACCAATGGACCATTGATACTGTAAACACAATTAAAAAATACACAGATAGACCGGTAGAAGTTAGAGAACGAGCTCCAAAAAGAGAAGACCGTGTGTTAAGTAAGCCTTTAAAAGAAGCACTGAAAGATGATGTCTTTGCATTGGTAACCTATAATTCAGTGGCCGCAACTGAAGCAGTAATGAACGGGATCCCAGCATTCACACTTGCTCCGTGTAACGCTGCAAGTCCTGTGGCTTCTCAGGATTTATCCAAAATTGACAGCCCGTACTACCCAGACTCAGATAAATTATATGCGTGGGCCTGTCACCTAGCATACGGACAATTTCATAATTCAGAATTGATGTCCGGCGCTGCATTAAAAGCATTAACAGAATTATAATTAAGGAACTATATGAAGATTTTTGTCGGCTACGACTCAAGAGAAGACATTGCATATCGAGTCTGCGAATTTAGTATTAAAGCTAGGCAAGCCGGCGCAGAAGTAATACCTTTAAAACAAGATCAACTTAGAGAAAAAGGATTATACACACGGGGAGTCGATCCATTAAGTTCTACAGAATTTACTTTTACTAGATTTTTAGTGCCGCACCTAATGGATTATCAAGGCTGGGCGATTTTTATCGACTGTGACTTTTTATGTCAAATTGACATAGAAGAAGTTTTTAACAAGGCCGATACTAACTTTGCAGTAATGGTGGTTAAACACGATTATACACCAGAAGAAGGAGTTAAGATGGATGGCCAAAGACAAATCCCTTATCCGAGAAAAAACTGGAGCTCTATGATCCTATGGAATTGCGGGCACCCGTCAAATAAAAAATTACATCCTGATATTGTAAATTCAGAGACAGGACAATTTTTACATAGATTTCAATGGTTAAAAGATTCTGAAATTGGTTCAATAAGTCCTGAATACAATTGGCTTGTAGGATGGTATAAAACTCCAGAAAACGGAATACCAAAATTAATTCATTATACCGAAGGCGGCCCTTGGTTTGAAAATTACAGACATTGTGAAATGGGAGCAGTCTGGGAAAGAGAACTATGTAATTTAGAAAAATCTAAAATTGTGCCGCCACCTGCGGGCCCATTTGACCATATTCCTTCCGAAATTAACTCAGTGTTTAAAAAAATATTAAAATATAGAGTGGATCCGGCCGGAGAAGTCTATGGTGTACAGGTTAATGAAATAATTGAGGATATAAAGATGTTAGATAATAAAAAAGTTTTTGCTGTTGACGGCGGAAGAGACCCCAATGACGGCAAAGGTCTTGGTTGGGATCCTTATATGGAATCTTTTATCCTTGGCAGCGGTGGACAGATTACTAACTACGATAAAATAGAAGGATTAAAAACACCTGTGGTATTTAGAGGCATCACTAAAAACAAACATATGAAAGCCTGTGAATCTCAAGGTCGAGATTACTATTATATAGACACCGGATATTTTGGTAATGTAAGAAAAAAATTCTATCATAGAATTACAAAAAATGCCATGCAAAATTTAGGACCTATTATAGAGCGTCCCTTTGATAGACTCGAAGCTACAGGCTGGAAAAGAAGTAAATTTAGGACAGGCAGAAATATATTGTTATGTCCGCCTAGTGCTAAAGCCATGTCGTGCTTTGGATTAGATTTAGACAAATGGATGGAAGAAACTGTTAGTATCATCAAGAAGCACAGCGATCGTCCTATTGTTATAAGACTAAAGGGCAGTAGAAGAGATAGAACCGCCAACGATACAATGGAAATGGCATTGTCTAAAGATGTACACTGTCTTGTTACTTTTAATAGTATTGCTGCCACAGAAGCATTGTTGTTAGGCAAGCCTGCAATTACGCTAGGACCTAATGCTGCTCAACCGTTGTGCAAACAAGATCTATCTGAAATTGAAAGACCATATATGCCAACTGCTGACGAAGTTGAAGCCTGGGCTGCACATCTAGCCTACGCACAATTTAGCGAAGCTGACATGAAAGACGGAACTGCTTGGCGTATACTTAATGAAGATGGAAAAATTTGGATTCCTCCAGTAAAAGATGATAAATGATGTTGTTGTTTACCTGAGTTCTTTAAATAAACAAGTACCAGGAAGAAAAGTTGATACGTTAACTGCATTTGCACAGGGAGCAAAGGCCGCTGGCGCAAGAGTACACATTGAAACAAAATATGTACATAGACCTGCTAAATTAGCGGTCATCTTAGGCTGGCCAAGTCCTATTCAAACTGCTGTAAATATCAAATTTAGACAAGAAGTAGTAGACAAACAAAAAGAACAAGGCAGTCACATAATGGCCATAGATGCAAATTGTTTTAAATTTGCAGACCAAGAAAGCAGATATCTAAGATACAGCATCAACGGAGTATTCTATGATACCAGTGAATATGCTAATAAAAATTCAGACGCGACTAGATGGAATCAATTATCCAATGACACCGGATTAAGTTTAAAAGAATGGAATCAAGCTGGCGAGTACATTTTATTTTTAATTCAGCGAGACGGTGGTTGGGGAATGAAAGGACTAAACCCTGTGCAGTGGGCTGCAAACAAAATCAAAGAAGTAAGAAAATATTCTAATTTGCCTATTGTTTTAAGACCACATCCGGGAAAAATTGCAGACCTAAGACAGCTAGTGGATCCCGGAATCACTATCAGTGACAGTACAAAAATTTCATTGCTAGATGATCTTAGCAGGTCAACGGCTGCTTTTGTGTTTAATAGCAGCAGTGGCGTTGCTAGTGTGTTATCCGGAGTACCTTTATGGGTTGATGATTCAAGCAGTGTTTGCTGGGATGTTGCTAACAAAGATGTATCTACAATTAATAGTCCTCAATTATTTGATAGACAACAATGGTTAAATGACCTAGCTGCTTGTCATTGGACTGATGAAGAAAGTAGACAAGGTCTTGTTTATAACAAGTTTCTGCCGTATCTAACCTAATTATTTTTGTTTTATTAACTCTGTCGAGTACTGAGGCAATGCTTTGGCGTTGTCTTTTTCTTTGGCATTTTCTAATTTTGCAGTTCTTTCTCTAAGTTCGCTAGAGGAATAAATGTGACCACGTTTGTGATAATGCAATTCAATCCCAACGTCCATACAATATTGTTTTCCGGTAAAATCTCTATTTAAATATTCTTCACTTAAGAATCTAATATGAATAGTCTGTGTCTGCAATAATTGCAGTAAATCAAATTCAGTTTCGTAGATTAAAATCTCATCAACATACTTGCAGGCCTGCAACTGTACATATCTTTCGTAGGCACTTTGCACAGGCTTATTTTTAATACCTGGACGATCAACAGTTGGATCAATTTGTAGTGCAACTATTAGATAGTCACACAATTCTTTTTCCATTTTTAACATTGTTACGTGACCTGCGTGTAACAAATCAAAACTACTGCAATTAAAACCTATTTTCATGGTGCAAGTCCTCCCAAAGGGATCGAATACCAATTGTTAATTTGGTGGTCCGTATCTCTAAACCACCAATATAAATCAGGGCCTGTCCAGTCTTTAAATTGTTCTTTGTACCACTCAATGGTGCGAGGGTATGTTACCCAATTAGGATCATACATTCTTTTTTTGGCTTTTATAGGCTTATCTGGTTTGTGCAGACCTATGAATACAAATTTAGTAGCATAGTTCATTAATTTGTCCTTTAACCAAGGAATGTCTACATCTGGAATACTACCTAAAACCTGAGTACATATCACAGCATCAAATGTTTGTCCAATAGGTTCTATTTCAAATTCTTTCACACAAGGATCAAATTTATAAACACTTTCTGCATTTATTCTAGTTTGAAAAGTCATAGGCTCTGTAATTTGATCGTGAGGTAAACCATAAGCAACTAAATTTTGGTATTGTCTACCTTTGCCGCAACCGTAGTCTAATACAGTTTTGGCATTGTATTTGTCCATTAACACTCTAATCTGATTGTGATAATTTTTACAATCGTCACCACCCCAACTGCTGTTATTCAATTGAAATTGTTTTCCTAATTCTACACTTTGTAAATAATATGCACTTGGCATTACAATTTTCCTATAAATTTTTTATTTTCCGCGACCCACTTTTGTGATTCTACAGATTTATTATATTGACTGGTCCAATCACTGTATATTTGCCAATTACTAGGTGTATCATATTCTTTACGAATTAGATACATTTGACAACTAACTTTCACTGCTTGTGCGCCTTCACCTAAAATATACTTAAACATCACATTACCACTTTTTTGTTTTGAGGGTGCATTTACTTTTGCCAATACAGTTTCTGTAGAAGCGAGCATAGACTTTCGAGCTATGATTAAAAAATCAGGAACTTTTTTTTCTATAGCTTCTGCTCTTTCGTATAACTTATCACAGCAATTTAAAAAGTCTAGCCCCATAAAAGAAACATCAGTGTTGCCAGCTACAATCTCATCAATTTCTTTTAATACAACCTGCATAGAATTTTTTGTAAACCAAATGTCAGTACGTATTTTAATAATGATATCTTCAGTGACTTGTTTATTGGCCTGTACAAAATCCCATAACTGAATAGCACCACTGGAATCATACGGACAAGTTGTATCACTAGAGTTTGATCTGAATCTATCAGTGAACTCTCCCATATTTAATCTTTTACCTTTTGCAAAATCATAAATTGTTAATTCATATTTTGTTCTTAACAGATTAAAAAGTTCTTCGTGATTAGCTTGAGAAGTCTGATGAAACCTTCGTTCGCCAATATATGCTATTCCGATTGCCATTTTTTAAAATCCTTGATATCTAGATCCTGCGTACCCCATCCTTGCTGACTTCTCCACCAATCAGTGGCAGCTTGCATAGGATGAGGAATTATAAAAGTTTTTTTACCTATTTCAGACTTGTCGTCTAATATATAGCTTTGTATATAGTCCTTGCAAACGTCATTGTCGTTGGGATATGACGTATATGTTTTTCTAATGAGCCATAGTTGACATAGTATTCTATAAGCCGATATTTCTTGCACATATGATCCATCTTCTAATTGATGCATAGGAATCAGTAACTTAAAAAGATTATTACCACTTCTACGTTTTTTAGGGTTAAGTCCATTTATATAATCAATGACTTGATCTCCAGGTTTAAGATTAGCTCTATTAGCAATAATAACAAAGTCTTGTACCCCAGGTGCAACACCGTCAATTACCACCAATTTATGATCGATCTTGCCAGCATTTTCGTGAATCCAATCACTGCCTAGATATGCAATATCTGTACGACCCGATAATATTTCTTTTACCTCATTACAAATTACATCAATACTAGAATCTGTAAACCAAACATCAGTTCGTAGTCGCATTACATATGGTTCGGTGGTACGCTTGCAACTTCTTACAAAATCCCAAACCTGTATACCGCCACCTTGACCTCTACGATACACAGTATCCAAATTAGGATCTCCTTCTTCGTAGGGACACACACCACGTTCTGGGTCGTCTTTGGTAAACCAGTAAAGATTAATATCGACAATATCTTTAAGACGATCAAACAATTTTTGATGATTTTGTTTGGCGATATCTATATTGTGTCTTTTGTCGCCGGTATAAAATATTGCCATTACAGCCATTGTTTGTCCTTGTTGTTTGTCCACCACTGTTTTGCTTCGACTACTGTATCAGCAAGATAGTATTCTAAAAAATTCCAACCCATAATCCAATCGTTGAGTATTTCTGTTTCTTTTCTAATAATATAAATTTGACAAAATACTTTTGCAGATATTGTTTGAGGAGTAGTAAGTACTTTAAAAGTTGAATTACCACTTCTTAGATGTGCAAGTTTTCCTTGTTGGAGATCCCGCAATGCCAACTCTTTTTTTCTAATTTTATCTTTATTAACAATAATAACCAAATCTAGAACTTTATCTTTCTTCATAGGCATTCTAACATATTTTTCTGAAAAGTTAAAAGAGCTATCACAGCCCATATAACTAATATCTTGTTTTTCGCTAACAATTAAATCTATTTCAGATATAACAACATCAATTGATGATTGCGAAAACCAAATATCAGATCGAAGTTTAATTACTATTTTTTCGTTAACTAAATCTAACGCTTTGTAAAAATCCCAAATCTGTATTCTGGCGGCTCCGGTTTCATTTGGTGGGAAGGGGCAGTCAGCTCTATCTAGTTTAGGTTGAAGGAAATCGTATTCAACTACATCCCACCTTTCGTTTAATTTGTTTAACAAGTGCCTATGATTATTAAATCCTAATTCTTTAAATCGTGGCAAACCAATATAAACTATCGCTATCTTATGTTTCATAAAAAATCTCTTAGATTATCCGTATCTCTTTTTAAATTTATAGCAATTGCTCTTGGAAATGGGTTAGCTTCATTGTAGTCATTTATTAAAATTCTTTTGGTGTTAGGCAACCCTGTGATTAATTTAAAATTCATAAACCCTAATCTTTTTAACATTTTTTCTATACGGTTATGAATTTTTTCAGGGCGGGCTGTTGTAAAGATTATTAAACTACCGTCTTTTTGCAGTTCCAACAATCTAGAAACATTCTGTTCTAAAGGCGTTGGGTCTTCTTGATATTCATGTCTAGCCTGCGCTTTAACTAATGTTCCGTCGATGTCACAGAAAATAACTGCTTTATTATTGTATTCAAACCACTCCTCTGCAGTTCCTACGTCGGCATAATTCCAAACAATACTTTCTTTAAAAATATGATGTTCATTAAGGCATTCTTCAATAATATGACTAACAAATATTTCATTAACATGAGCTTCGATTAATTTCTCATAGGTAGAGATAAACATGTTTGCTGATTCAAATTTATAACCTCCTACACAAAATTTATCGGACACAACTTGTTTTTCAATTATAGAATTGATAATTCCCTGATCATTAGTAATTACAAAACTTTTTGAACCTAATCGTTTTAATATTTCATGATTCTTAATACTAGAAACACAAACATAGTTACCTTCTTGGTATTCATGTTCGAAGAAACTATCACAATCTTTAATTAATATGTCTTCATCTTCTGGAAGTTCTATTTGTTTTAATATTTGATATACGGTGTCGGCAGGCCCGGCTGTTCTTTCTTTTAATATAACTACCGTAATATTATCGCCGTACTCCTGTTCAATGTATTTTGATATATTGTATTTGTCTTCGTGCTCTTGTAATAATCCGATAGTAACATGATGTTTACCAATAAACGGACTTAACGATTTTTCAAACATCATTTTACCCGAATAATCAGTCAATGTATACTTAGGGCGCATATTAGGAAATCTTGTCGATAATCCTGCTGCTGGCATTATTATTTCCATAATTTGTTAATTCCTTGTAAAATAAAATTTCTTTCTAAGGTATTAGGTTTACTATGCCTATATACTCTTAACAACATTAGAATTAACAGATAGTCGTTGTTGGCTTCTGGGTATTGTTCTAATATTTGCTGTTGTATGTGTTTGGTTTTTACATCTAGCATTACATTATCTTTTCTAATAAACCATCCTAGTTCTAGATCTTGTCTTAATTTTGCAATATCAAAAATATAGGAGTCGTATTCTGTTGTGGCACAATCAATAAGAAAAAATCCTCGATCAGCAGTAAAGATAATATTTTCCAATGTTAGGTCGCCGTGATAATTTGAACTTGGCAATATTTTAGGCAGACGCTCTAAAAGTTCTTCACGGTTAAATGGTAGTTCGTCAAAGCTAACTTCTTCTAACTTCTTAATATATGTTTCTGTGTAATCTTTATCTACAGAATTTTTAGAAAGTTTACCTAATACAGACAATATAAAATCTAATAATTTTTCATAGTTGTTGGTTTTAAGATATGTTTTAATATCTAGTCCGTGTAGATATTCCATATCAATCATTTTCTTCGATACTGTGAATAATTGAGGAAGTGGGTAATCTGCAGACAATGCCTGCATACGCTCAATGTTCCTAGATATATTTCCAATCTTTCTTACAAAGAGCTTGTTGTGCTTCTGCATCAATAATATTTGATTCCCAGAAAACCCATAAAGTTCTTTAACTACCTTAGCGGCCATATCACTTGTAAGCTACGACCCTACTATCAATTGGAGTTTTTTGATGTAGGTTTGACTGAATTTCTGCTCGAGAAAATCCTGCCTCTAAGAATAATTTTCTCATACTTTCTGCACTGTATCCCCACTTATGTAACATAGTAGGGTCTGGATATCTAGCACTGTCTCCATAGATTCCGGAAATTGTTCTTTTAACTAATCTTTTATCGTGTGTCCAAAAACAATCTGGATTGTTTACAACTTCTTGGCACATCTTTAGTAGATCTGGCCATTCCATAGCAACACACCCGCCGGGTTTACAAATTCTATAAAATTCTTTAAACATAGGAGGAATATATTGCCTACTAAGGTGTTCAATGACATGAACGGTTAAAATTTCGTCGACGCAGTTATCAGGAAGTGGAAATGGTTGTGTAATGTCGTGCAATGTTACATTAGGGTCGTGTGCCATATAATCCCCGTCGATGTTTATATACCCATCTAAATGAACACTGCCACAGCCTAGATGTAATTTTACAAAAGATTTTTGATTTATTTTTTCTTGCACTTTGTTAAGCATTTTTTGTTCCTATCATGTTAATCATTGAATATGGAAGATATTTTTTTATAGAACCGTCTTCTTGTGTTTCAATAAATGCCCTTCGTCGATCAAAATCGCTGTCTCTTTCTACAAATTCAATACTATTAGGTAATTCTGTAGAATAAGCATAGTGCGACCATTGAAACTTAGGGAATAAAAACTCGATGGCCTTAAAACTATATCTATAATAATCGTCGGGATATTTATGATATTTCCAAACCCACGGACTATTGATATATAATTTTCCACTTGGTCTAACTAGATCAGATAAAACGTTAGCCATTAACCATGGTGTTGGTGTGTGTTCAAGAACACTACAACATATTACAAGATCAAAATAATTTTTAGGTAGTGGGTGATCGTCTTTAGTTAAATCGCATATTACATCAACCCCGTCGCCTTCTTCAAGGTCAACACCTACATATTCAACAGTTATATAGTTTTTTCTAAATTCAGAAACGCTGACAATTTTACTGCCTATCTCTAATACAGGACCGATTGCGTTTGGATATACTTTTTTTAGATAAACAATATCATTTGGGCTACCCATATTATATACCTAACTGACGTTTGACTTCATCTATAAATTTCTTTGATAGTACACGAGCAGAATAGTTTTGTTCTGTATACTCTTGTCCTAGACGAATACGTTCTTGCACTTCTGCTGGATTTTTCAAAGCCCATTTTATACCTTCAATATAATCATCTTGCCAAGTATAGGGCGCAAATTCTTCATAGCTGGCCAATGCTGTGGTAATTACAAATTTTCCAGAAATTAAACTGTCAATTAATCTGTTTGCGCTTTTAGTATCAGTTCGAGGATTATCAGTCATTACAGGCATTAACACAATATCACATTCTGTTAACAATTTACCCTGATGTTCCCAGGTCCATTCTTGCATATCTAATTTACTAAAATTAATTCCAGATATTTGACCCTTGTTTTGTCGTTGAGTCATTTTACTAAGCACTCTATCAGTTTTTGCACTGACCATAGTGAACTTATAATCCACAATTTCTTTTTCTAATCTCTGCCAACATTCAACTATAGGAAAGAATTTAAAACTACTTTGACTTCCAAACCATAGCAATTTTAATTCTTTACTAGGCGTAAATTTAGGTGTTAATTTTGGCCTTTCGTAGGGATCAGGCATTACTATGCTGTCTTTTCCGGTATGATGTTTGGTACTGATTCCCATATTAACGCTATTAACTGAAACTAAATCTGCCAGTTGACAACAAGGTTCGTATTCTTCTTTTTCTTCGAATTTATTATCACATAGATCATAGATAGTTTTAGCACCTAGGTCTTTAGCCTTTTGAATACTGTGAGGTTGACTACGTTTTAAAAATACAACAATGGTATTTGCGTCAACCTCACTCCAGTCTGTTAAAACTTTTGAATCATATCCTTGATCGACCAGTGCCTGACAGGTTACATCGCCTCGAAGCCTATGACTGGCTCTTTTACTTTTATAAGCATCACTGAAAAATCGTATTTTTATTTTGTCCATTTCATTACCCAGTCTTTGTTAAATTGTTCTACTACTTTATAACCCCAGCCCTCTAAAATTTTAATTGCAGGGGTTTCATTCATATCGTTTTGATATTCGTGTTTTTGTTGTTCAATAACCAACACTGGTTTATTTTGTTCAATTGTTTTCATAGCGCCAACAAGAATTTCGCCTTCAAAACCTTCAACATCTATTTTGATCATGTCTACGTTTGTTAGATTAAAACTATCTAAAGTTTTTAAAGGGATAGTTCCTTTGCCTATTGATGATTGGTCAATGTGAGTGTGTCCTGTATTTCCTTGAACAATATTCATTTCAATAAAACTATCTTCGCGACCTAATGCCATTTGATACATGGTATAATTAGATTCTAAAACATTCTTTTTAAAACATTCAATGAATTCACCTACAGGTTCAAAAGCAATAACATGATCAAATGATTTGACAAGATCACAAGACCATAGTCCTACATTTGCTCCAATATCAATACAAACTCTTTTTTGATCGCAAGCAGCAACAGCAGAATCTCTAGCTCTCCATTGGTATCTAACAACCCCATCTTTTCTTAGACTTTTTTCCAACATTCTAGGAAAATGATCGTCATATTCCGGAAACCATAATCCGTGTACTTGCTTCATTTAAACGTACTCCAATATTCTTCTGCTCTATTTACTTTTAAATCAGTACGCAGACTGTGGCCGGTATCTTTGCGATCACCTTTGAGGTGATCAAGATATGCGCCCCACTCGCAATTGATCAGCGGGTGACCTTCTCCAACTGAATTTCCTTTAAACGGACGAAGGTCACTAAGTGACTCGCTCCAATTTAATTCGTTAAGATTGCAATTATTTCTTACTGCGTCAAACACAAAGCTATCGTGCCACTCGCCTAGTGTAAAGATTCCATTTTCAGCATCGTCGTAATACTCCTGGAATTTTTTAAGAAATAACTGTGTTGCGTGGCTGCGGAGATTCATAGCATAAAGGCCACACTCGCTGTATTTTCCTTTTCTACCTAGATAGCATAGGTCTTTTTCTAAAGGACAAAGCTCTAATACTCTTTCATAGGTAATAGGGCTATGACATACAGTGTCAGCGTCCATCCATAATAAGATGTCTGCATCGATATTTTTTGCACAATGAAATACAGCATAAACTTTATTGGCAAATCTTATGGCATTCCACTTGAAATTCTTCTTAGAATCTTTTCTATTGCCTCTTATCGGATCACCGCTAACATCACCGTTGGCTTTAGGGACATCTTTCCATTTTTGTTTAAATTGAGTTAGATCATCAACACTATCTAAGTCTGTTAATGTCACGTGTTTGTGATTACTGATTGCAGGATTGCATTTTTCTGGATAGATATGTAGAGTAATTTCCTCTGGCCAATTTTTGCAAAAAGTATCTATCATTCGTTGTGCATATTTTTTCAAACCTTCTTCGTGGAAGGTGGTAACAACGGCAATTTTCAATTTAATTTTCTCCATAAATGACAATCATTAAATATTTGTGTAACAGCATATCCATAATTTTTTAAAAATTTATATTCTGTCTTACCAAATAACTCGATCCCTTGAACAAGTATGATTGGTTGGTATCTGCTTAATAATTGTGGAAGTTTTGAAACGTGAAGATCCTGATCTCGATCCATAACAATCACATCTATATCGGGCAATAACTCTAAATGATCAAAATTTTCTTTATAAATTAAATTTCTTTTTCTAACAACCTGTTCAGTTGTAGAAATTATAAAAATACTGGAAAAACTATTACACAATTCTTCTAGTCGGTCAAATCCAGTTCCCAGAACCAAAATATTTCTAGGATTTTTTTTAGATTTGGTAATTTTTTTAATAAATTTAGACATTGATTATCGTTAAATACACATATATTTATTTTTATTAAAATGCGCTTTAAAATTTATCAAGAAAATGGAGCTTTAAACAGTGGTCCTGTGCTAGATGCCTTTTTGGCAGGTTTAATTAGGCAAGGACACACAATTGTCAGAGAAAATGAAGATGTCGGTGTCATTTGGTCAGTGCTATGGCAAGGACGTATGAGGCCAAATAAAACAATTTATGAGAATTATAGAAGAACTAACAAGCCAATAATAATAATTGAGGTTGGAAATTTAAAAAGAGGCACTACCTGGAGAATATGCTTAAATCATATCAACAATCTTGGAAAATTTGGCACTGATCAACCCCTAGACGTTACAAGGCCTAGTCTTTTAGGCATTTCATTAGAGCCTTTTAACAATCGACGCCGAGGAGAAATATTAATTGCCTGCCAACACAGTGCTAGTCTTCAATGGGAAGGTCAGCCTAGTATGGAAGAATGGATAAGACAGACAATTTCTCAAATAAAAAAATATTCAGGCAGAAGAATTGTGGTTCGACCACATCCAAGGTCTCCTATACGTGAAAAATTTACAGATGCTGTTATTGAACTACCAAGCAAAATTGAAGGAAGCTATGATAGTTTTAACATTGACTATGGTTATCATTGCATCGTCAATCATAATAGCGGACCGGCAGTACAGGCAGCAATTAATGGCACTCCAACTATCTGTGATTCTTCAAGTTTAGCATTTCCTGTAAGCGAAAACTGGGAAAATTTAGAAAATCCTCAATTACCCGATCGTGAAGAATGGTTCCTTAAACTGTGTCATACCGAGTGGACCGTAGAAGAAATAAGTCAAGGCATCCCAATTAAGAGATTAGAAAAAGATATTGAAAATTTAATGTCTATTAGGCATTGATTTTCAATGACACTGGTGCTATAATAAAAGAATGTCAAGTTCTCAATACGCCGAAGATATCTTTTTAGAATTTTATAACCTCATGACTCAACACGGATTTGCCTTGGCCGGTTCGGACACAGGCGCCGTGTATAATTTTCAAACTTTGATATCGTCAGGTAATCAATTGACTCAAAGTCAGGCCAATTTTATTGTTAAAATTCTTAAAAAATATAAAACTATATCTCAAAAGTACAATCTTGACTACAGCGATCAAATTGAAAATCCTATATGGAAAAGAGAGTTTCGAATTTTAGATCTAACAAAAAAAATATTTGTAGAAAGAAATCTAGAAGGTGAAACTCTGATACTTTTAAAATTTCCATTCGGCTTAAAAGAAGTTTTTGATAAAGAATTTTACAGTGACAAAGATCATTTCAAACATTCTACCTGGGACCATGAGCGTAAATTGCGACAGATAAAGTTCACCGACATCAATGTTGTAGCTCTTTACGAATTTGTTAAAAAACACCAGTTTGAAATAGATGATTCTTTCTTAGAAACTGTGGAATCTGTAGAAAATATATGGGCTACACAAGAAGACGTTGTACCCTACAGTATAGTTTTTGAAGATAAAATAGTGTTAATAAACAGCAACGAATATGCTGATTCTTATTTTGAAGAACACTCAACTGGAAACATTGACCACGATATGCTGTTGGCTAAATCAATGAGCTTTCCATTGAAATTAGTGGGGAAACCCAAAAAAATTGTTGAGAAAATTTCCTCTACTGAAAATAATATTTTTTGGATTGATACCAACGAAAAGTTTTTCGACCTCTATAAACAGATAGATGGAACAATTTGTATTCTTTTAGATCGTGCATCCTACAAGGACAAATGGCTTGAGCAATTTGTCATTGATTCTGAAAAATACGGAATATCCAAGTCGGATATTAGGGTATGTTTTAGAGACAATAAAGATTCTGATAGAGGATTAAATCAATGGGTCAAAGACAACGATCTTGGTGGTCCTATTGACGGAGGAAAGATTTTTATATTTGAACATAAACCTGCTAAGTGGTTGTTTAAAAATAAAATAGATGTTAAACTTATTGTTACAAATAACTTGTATATTAGTTCTAATTCCTTTGTAAGCGATTGGATGATTAGTCATCCTTGTATTGTTTATCTAGGAGAAATAAAACCAACTTTAACTAAGGTAAAATCTTTTGCCAGCTTGTAAACTGATAATCAAAGACGAAGTAAACATTAAGTTTGAAGGACTTGCTGTTGAAACACGACGAAAAATTGTTAATAAATTAAAGTTTGATTTACCATATGCTCGTCATATGCCAGCTTATAAACTTGGTCGGTGGGATGGGACAAAAACTTATTTTGGTATTGGCGGTACTGGTTATCTTGCACACTTAGATGTTATTCTTCCTATTGTAGAAGATGCGGGATACGAAATTGATATCGATGATCTTCGCCAGCATAGTAAAATAGAATTTACACCTATCACTGAAAATTATTGGGCAGACAAAGGAAAAACTTGGCCTAAGGGGCACCCGGAGGCAGGTACTCCTATTGTACTGCGTGACTATCAATATGATGTTGTCAACAAGTTTTTAGAAAATCCACAGGCCTTGCAAGAAGTTGCTACAGGCGCAGGCAAAACAATTACCACAGCCACACTCAGTCATTTATGCGAGCCCTATGGCCGGACAATGGTTGTTGTTCCGAATAAATCGTTGGTTGTTCAGACTGAAGAAGATTATAAAAATCTAGGACTTGATGTCGGTGTTTACTTTGGCGATCGTAAAGAATTAAATCGAACACACACCATCTGTACCTGGCAAAGTTTAAATGTCTTAGACAAAAAAAGCTATGACGAAGATACGCTAAGTCTGGCTGAATTTACCGCAGGAGTGGCTGCAATTATTGTAGACGAAGTCCACCAAGCCAAGGCAGAAGTCCTGACAAAATTGTTAACACAGAACTTCAACAACTGTGCTATTCGTTGGGGACTTACTGGAACGGTACCTAAAGAAGCGTTTGAATTTCAAGGTATTCTTGCCAGCATTGGTCCTGTTATTAATCAGGTTTCCGCACACGATCTACAAGAAAAAGGTGTACTGGCTAATCTACAGATCAATATTTTACAAACTTCTGATGTACAGGTATTTAGAAGCTTTCAAGAAGAATATAGTTTTTTGGTCACCGATCCTACAAGATTAAATTGGATAGCCGGCAAAATTAAAGAACTGTCATTAAGCGGAAATACCTTGGTGTTGATCAATAGAATTGACACAGGAAATAAATTGATTGATTTGATTCCGGAGGCTGTGTTTGTCAGCGGAGGTATGAAACTAGACGAAAGAAAAGAAGAATATGACGAAATTAAAACTAGTGATGGCAAGATTATTGTGGCGACTTATGGTGTGGCCGCTGTGGGTATTAATATCCCCCGTATTTTTAATTTGGTTCTTTTGGAGCCCGGAAAGAGCTTTGTCCGCGTTATACAATCAATTGGGCGAGGTATTAGAAAAGCAGAAGACAAGGACTTCGTACAGATCTGGGACATGACAAGTTCCTGCAAGTATGCCAAACGACATCTCACTGAAAGAAAAAAATACTACAAGGAGGCGAAATACCCCTTTACAATTACAAAGGTCAACTTATGAAGATACTAACACTCAACAATAGATCATTTGATCTAAATGAATTGCCAGAAGAGGTAGACGAAGACACTAGATTTTCAGTATTAGATAATTCTAATCCTAACGAACCTGATTTTTTCTTTATGCCTTTGATATTTTTAGAATCATTTAATAGTCCTGCTATTCTACTAAACATCGGAGGGTATGAAGTTCAAATGCCATTAGATTGGTGCATGGTGGTAGGAGATAAAGACTGCGGAATGGATCCAGAGGTATTACCGTTGACATCTATCAATGAACGAGGTTTTGATGCATTTATTTTTAATCCTATTAGAGGATTTAAATGCGAATATATGCCTATAGAAATAGTAAACATATACCAAGATGTTCGTTGGTATTTTCCTAAAATGAAAAACGGACAGCTTCTTAGTGTTCCTTTGCACGATGGTGACAACCCTCCGTGTGCATATTTTGTTAAAGAAGTAAGCAGACAAAGCGAAGTCATACAACTACATAAAATACTATAATAGTATGACCACCGCGGTAACGACATTTAGTAAAGACGGCTATGAGTTATATGGTCATAGGATGATAGAAACCTGGATTCAGTTTTGGCCAGAAACTTTTAAGTTAATTGTCTATGTCGAAGGATTTAATCTTGTAGAAAAAGATTCTAGAATTACAGAAATTGATTTAGAATCAGCCTGCCCTGATCTTGTGACTTTTAAAAAAAACAGCGGCCTACTATTTGAAGAAAATAAAGAAAATAAAAGACAACGACATCGAATACAAAAAACAATAAAATGGTGTTATAAAGTCTATGCAATGAAACACGCTTTAAATTGTTTAGACGACTATGTAATTTTTTTAGATGGCGATACGTATACAAAAGCTCACGTTCCTCCACATTTTCCAAAAGTTTTAGTTGAAGACAATCTGTTTGCTGTACATTTTGAAAATTTACAAAACGGATTACATTTTGAAACTGGTTTGGTTGTTTTTAATATAAGCCATAGCCAGACAGTTTGGTTAAGAGAAAATTTAACATCTGCCTACGACAGCCTAGATATATACAATATGAAAAAAACTTGGGACGGATATTGGTTTGCACATCTATATCAAGTCTATGAATTACCAGTAAAAGATTTAACTGGTGATGATCGGGGTGTTTTTTGTCACCCCGCCGTTAATCCTATTTTAGCACATAACGTAGGAGTTAAAAAATACACAAATGCAGGTTATAACGAATATACAGGAAGAAAATTATGAAAGCTGGAAAAGTGTGGGGTCAAACAGAGTTATTAGAAGCCAACGGAGTATTGGAATTTCATCGAATTGAAGCCAAGGCCGGAGGTGTGTGTTCAAAACACAAACATAAATTTAAATGGAATGGATTTTTTGTTGAGCAAGGTGAGATGATTATTCGAGTTTGGAAAAATAATTATGATCTAGTCGACGAAACGTTGCTTAAAGCTGGTCAATATACAAAAGTTGCTCCCGGCGAGTATCACCAATTCGAAGCAGTCACTGATTGTGTTGCTTTTGAATTATACTGGGCAGAGTTTGATCACGACGACATTGCAAGAGAAACTGTTGGCTTTGCTAAATGAAAGTATTAATCACAGGTAACTCTGGGTATATCGGTTCGCACTTAACTAAATTGTTAAACAAGCAAACTGATCTAGAATTATATGGTCTAGATCGTAACAAGTCAGTGTTACCTGTCAAAGAACATTCTCTAAATAACATTGCAATGCCGGGATATTTTCTATGGCAAAGAGATTTTGAATTTGATTGTGTAATACATTTAGCGGCAGAGGTGGGAGTAGGACGAAGTGTATTAAATCCTACGTTATACTATCAAACAAACACCCTAGGGACACTGCGTATACTACAAGAGATAAAATTTAAAAGATTTATCCATGCGAGTACAGGCTCCGCCGGACCGATGAACAATCCCTACGGTATTAGTAAACGTGCCGCAGAAGAAATAGTAGATCAATACTGTAAAGAAAAAAATATTCCGTTCACAACATTTAGATTTTTCAATGTGATAGGCACAGACGGCATAGGACCAACAAATAAAGACGGCCTTTTGTGGAATTTAATAAACGCAGAAAAAACTGGTGTGTTTAATTTGTTTGGTGACGATTATAATACTGAAGACGGATCTGCGGTAAGAGATTATACTCACGTGAACGAAATTTGTAATGCAGTGAAGTTAGCCATTAATGACTCTACTAATCAAATAGAAAATCTTGGTCACGGAGTAGGCACAACAGTTAAGCAGATGATTTCTTTGTACAAAAAAGTTAATAATTGCGACTTTGATGTTAGGGTGTGTCCAAGAAGAGCTGGAGACCTTGAGCGAAGTGTTCTTGACAATCCATCATCATTTATGCAAAAATTGTATACTATGGAAGATCTATTATGGGTTCATTAAAGCCAGGGGCAACCTACATTTACGAACGAAACGGCGAGGAGATATATGCTCGAGAAGTTGGCAAAAAAGATCGTAAACTAATTGGATACCAATATGAAAACACAGTAGATCCGAGAACACATGACGGACGGCCGTTGTATGAGCACATTAAAGAAGATAGACTTTGGGGCGAGATTCGAGTAGAAGCTCGGACAAACAAAGTATTGCAAGAAGCATTAGAACGTGTTAAACTAATATATCATCTAAGTAAAAACAATGGCAAAAAATAAACACGTAGATCTTTTTAAAGATATAATTCCTGCAGTTGATCTAGGAGTCAAAGAACTTTGGGATGCAACTACCGACGAAGGAAGAAAAGAAATTAAAGGTGATTTCTGGAATTTAAATCGATATATTAGTAATGTCAAAACCAACAACAAAGAAGTTCAAGAACATTTTGTTGAAATGACCAACGAAATCTATAACAAAAATTGGGCTGTGATTCAAAATCATCCCAAGCTAGTTTGGATGTTGTTGTGCCTATGTAGCTACGGTGATGGAAAAACATACTTCCACGAATATCTTCCACTGAAAAAAACTAAAAACAAAAAAGAAGAATTGATTGCACAATTTTTTCCTAATATGAAACAAAGCGATGTTGAAACTCTTGCCTCAATCACCACAGACAAAGAAATTAAAAAATACTGCGAAGATCTTGGATGGGATAAAAAACAAATTGCAGACCTTAAACTATAAGTGTGAATTCTGCGAAAAACTTTTTGCCAAAGAAAAAACATTGGTAGTGCATATCTGTGAACAAAAAAGAAGACATCTATCTAAGAATGAAAAACACGTTCAAATGGGATTGTTAACCTTTCAACGATTTTACGAGCTTACACAAAAAGCAAAACAACCAAAGACATTTGATGAGTTTTCATCTAGCAGTTTTTATACTGCCTTTGTTAAATTTGGTAGCTTTATGGTTAATACTGCTCCTATATATCCAGAACGATTTATTGATTTTGTTATTAAAAGCGGAATCAAATTAGACCACTGGTGTCGCGATGAATTGTATGATACTTACATTAGCGAATTAATAAAAATAGAACCAGCAGATGGCGCCATTCAGCGATCAATTAAAACAATGATGGATTGGTCAGAATCTAATAATGCTCCGTGGGAACATTATTTTGCCTATGTTAATCTCAATAGAGCCACCCACGATATTAAAGAAGGTGTAATAAGCCCTTGGCTTGTATTAAATACAAAGTCCGGCAAAGAGATGTTAACAAAAATGAATGATGAACAACTGGCTATAGTTGAGCCGTATATCGATCCTCAATTTTGGAAACGCAGATTTAAATCTCTTCCGGCAGATATGGAGTTAGTTAAAGATGTCGTCAAGGAGGCGAAGATACTGTAATGCCACGTAGACCAAAACCAGAACCGGTTGAAGAAGAATTAAAAGACAATGAAGAATTTATTTCTAGAGACGATATTGACATTGAAGTTGTAGTTGCAGATGACTCTTCTGATGTTTATGTAAAATTTTCTGGGTTTGAGGATTCTGAAGATGCTGAAGAATATGCACAATTTTTAGCAGAGACTTTGCCTTTGTTATTATTTGAGACGACGCGACTTAATTGATGAGAAATTTACTAGACGGTACAGATGCTGAAGAGCTAGACGAACCAGTTATACTGACAATAAAAACCAAATGCCCAGGCAAATGGTTATTGGCGGATAAAGAAACTGGTGAAGTCTATGTTCCCTACACAACACCTGGATCGTTGCAATGGAAGAAAATTGATCAGTGGGACGGAAAAGATGCCTGATATTGATATAGACTTTTTAGATAGAGAACAGGCTCTAAAACTTTTTAAGTATGTAGGAGCCAGTCGTATTGACTCCGACAAACTAGTAAAACACAACACTGGAATATATCTACACGAAGTTCCAGTGAATGCTCTAACAGGACTCTGTGCTGTTCCCTATGATGATGCTGAAGAAAAAGGTTATTTTAAAATAGACTTTTTAAATGTCAGTATCTACAAAGGAATCAAAGACGAAGCTCATCTTATACAATTAATGGAGACAGAACCGCTATGGGATTTACTACTACAAGACGATTTCACCAGCTTGCTCTTTCACGTCAACGGGCATGGTTCCATCTTAAGAGAAATGAAGCCAATGTCGATAGAACAATTGGCAGCGGTACTGGCAGCAATTCGCCCAGCGAAGAGACATCTGATAGGCAAAGACTGGACGACGGTAATGAAAGAAATTTGGATCAAACCCGAGAACGGTGATTATTATTTTAAGAAAAGTCATGCCACTGCTTATGCTGTAGCTGTGGTAGTTCAGATGAATTTGATCTGCGAACAGATAAGCTACGGTTATAGTTAAACTGGTTTTCTTACCAACGTAATAGATTTACGTTTAACACGTTTAACAATAATATCGTTTAAACTGGTTACTGGCCCAAGCAATACTTTTGTATCTTTTGTAGAGAAATTTCTAATAGCATACTTGTAATTTAATATTTCTCTAGCCAGAAATATACTAATAGGAATTTGGCGGTTTGACTCCCACCACCATACTTCACCTAGTTCTATAAATCGACTTTTTTCAAGCTCTGTACGAATTAATGAATAGTCGTACATACTAGTGATCTGATGATCTTGGTTAATTATAATACCAACATATTCTTGATCTACGTGATTTAGCACGGATATAAATGGAAAGTTTTGTTGTAGATTTTCTGTTATTCTCATAGATAAATATTGCTAAAGGTCCGTTAATGTATGCAACAAATTTCAGTTTATTTATATCCAAATAACATCGATGTATTCACAAATATCGGCACCTGGTCAACAGAGAGGTATCGAAAAGTGTATCAACGAAATATAAAAGCCTATGGTGGTGTAGACAACAAAATCAAGGTACAGGTTAAAAATGCCGATCAAAAATCATTGAATATCGCCGGATCTACAGTGGTATTTACATTAGTGAGTAGAGATACTCAAGAATTAATTTTACAAAAAGATTGTGTAGTAACTGACCTAGCCACAGGAAAGATTTATTTTACACTAACTGCTGCCGATCTATTAGAATTAGAATCAGGAGATTATCAATATAGTCTACATAGAGAAACTAGAACAACTATCGATGCAGACGAATATTTGGTAACTGAAAAAACTCCGTTGTATTCCGATAGTCAATATGGATTGTTCGGCACCATAGAAATTCATCAATCCATTTACGGTGCTCCTACAATCAGCAATTCTATCAAAGTTTTTAGTCTACATAAGAGTTTTGGAGAACCTTTTTCTGATTACTACATCAGTAGTCTTATAGATGCTAGACCTGAAGTTACTGCTCCAAATTCACTGCATACCTTTCAATTCTATCTTACTAACTACACCGGCGCGGTTACCATTCAAGGCAGTTTAAGTGACGGCAGCAGTCCTGAAATTTGGGCTGATATCACGACATTGAACTTTAACAATTCTACCAACGAATACCATAACCTAACTGGAAAATACAATTGGTTTAGAATTAAACACGTTCCGACTACCGGAACCGTTGACAAGATTCTATACAGATAGTATACTAAGTCTATGACTCTCGTCTTAGACAAATTTCGATCTCTGTTGCCTAAAACTAAAACCAGCCCAAGCGGTTGGATTAGTTTCAATGCTCCCTGTTGCCATAATAGAGGACACGCTCGAGATACAAGAAAACGAGCAGGAGTTATGTTCAGCGAAGGTGTTGTCTATAACTGTTTTAATTGCAAATACACAGCTAGTTGGCAACCTGGTAGAACACTAACTGAAAAGTTTAAATCTCTATGTAGATGGTTAGGAGCCAGTGACGATCAAATAAAAGAAATGATGTTTGAAGCACTGAAAACTGAAAGCCTTGACTACGAACCAGATCACTTTGTTGAAAAAGTTAAGTTTACAGAAAAAGAATTGCCAGAAGGTGCGTTACCTCTAGTTGAATGGCTTGATGCTAAATTAGATGAAGAGCAAGAACAACAGTTGATAGCGGTAGTTGAATATGTTGTTAAGAGAGGATACGATCCTCTAAATGGATATTTCTATTGGAGTCCCATGCCAGGATTTGCTGATAGAGTAATCATACCATTCGAATATGAGGGTAAGATAGTAGGTAACACTGCACGTAAGATCAAAGAAGGCAGACCTAAATATCTGTCTGATCAACATCCTTTCTTTGTGTTTAATATAGATGCACAAGACGAATTAAACAAATATGTATTTGTCTGCGAAGGTCCGTTTGATGCTTTAGCCGTAGGAGGAGTTGCGCTACTTACCAACGAGCTATCGCAACAACAGGCTCACATTATCAACCAATTAGGCAAAGAAGTTATTGTTATCCCAGATCAAGACACCGCTGGATTGATGCTGATAAAACAGGCCATTGACTATGACTGGGCAGTGGCATTTCCTAACTGGGGTGATGATGTTAAAGATTGCGCAGATGCCGTTCAGCAGTACGGAAAATTATTTGTTATTGTCGATGCCATTAATACTGCACAACACGGTGAAATTAAGATCAGTGTAGCAAAGAACAATCTTGAAACACGCCTTGCAATACAACAAGAAAGATAATATAATATAACTATGATTAAAGATTACGGATACGAAGTACAGAAACTATATCTTGAACTGATGCTGGCAGACGCTGAAGTGTTTGTACGCTGCCAGGGTATTTTTGATCACACATTGTTTGATCGAAAACTACAAGATGCGGCAGAGTTCATGAATGAATATGCCAAGGGCTATAATGTATTGCCAGATTTTGAAATGGTCAATGCTAGTTGTAGAACAGAACTTAAAAAGCCAGAAGACATCAAAGAAGGGCATATGGACTGGTTGTTAGACGAGTTTGAAAACTTTACTCGTCATAAGGCACTAGAACGTGCTATTATCAGCAGTGCCGAATTGTTAGAAAACAAAAACTATGGCGAAGTCGAAGCACTGATTAAAGAAGCTGTTCAAATAGGTCTTGCTCGAGATATGGGCACAGATTACTTTGCTGATCCTAGAGCAAGATTGATGGGGTTGAAAGACAAAAACGGCCAGGTCAGTACAGGTTGGCCCTGTATGGATCGTAAGTTATTTGGCGGCTTTAATCGAGGAGAACTGAATATCTTTGCTGGCGGATCTGGTGCAGGTAAGAGTTTGTTCTTGGCAAATCTAGGTGTTAATTTTGCACTTGCAGGACTTAATGTTGTTTACCTTACATTAGAACTTAGCGAAGCACTGGTGAGTATGCGTATTGATAGTATGGTCACCGGAGTTAGTACTAGAGAGATCTTTAAGAACCTAGACGACATTGAAATGAAAGTCAAGATGATCGGCAAGAAGTCAGGTATGCTACAGGTCAAGTATATGCCCAGTGGTAAAACTGTCAATGATATTCGTGCCTATCTAAAAGAATACGAAATCAAATGCGGCAAGAAGGTCGACGTACTGCTAGTAGATTATATGGACTTGCTGATGCCCATTGGCAAGAAGATTTCAGCAGAAAACTTGTTTGTCAAAGACAAGTATGTATCAGAAGAACTGCGTAATCTAGCAATGGAAAAGCAATGTGTGTTTGTAACTGCGGCACAGTTGAATCGCGGTGCGGTTGAAGAAGTTGAGTTCGATCACAGTCACATCAGTGGCGGTTTATCAAAGATTCAAACAGCAGATAACGTTATTGGTATCTTTACATCAAGAGCAATGCGTGAGCGTGGACGTTATCAACTACAGTTAATGAAAACACGTAGTAGCAGTGGAGTAA